CGCTGAGGTTCGCAAGGCCGCTGAAGCTGAAGTGAACCAGGCGAAACAGGCAAGAGAACAGTACGTCGCAAAGCAAGCTGCTTATACCCAGGCTCTTGAGACGGCACTTCAGAATGAGTTTGGAGACATCCAGACCATGAATGACGTGCGGAAGATGCAGGCTGAAGACCCGTTCCGGTTTCAGCAGTGGCAACTTCGTCAGATGGAGTTGGGCTCGGCCCAGGCTGAGAAGCAGGAAAATGAGCGGCGTTCGGGTCTCGAAAAACAGACGGCCTGGGCCAAGTTCACGAAGGAAGAAAGTGATGCCTTCGAGAACGATGTCCCGGAGTTCAAGGCCAAGAAGGACGAATACACCAGGAAGGCAGCCGATGTGCTGACCGAGCTGGGGTTCTCCAACGAAGAGCTCGGCAAGCTTGCGACCGGCGAGGAAAAGATCTCCCTCTTTGACCGTCGCATGCAGCGCCTGCTGTTCGATCGGATCAAGCTATCCGAGATCAAGGCCGCGCCTCTGAAGGCCATCCAGAAACCTGTTCCAGCGGTTCAGAAACCCGGCGTTACGCCCCCGAAAGGGCAGGCTGCCGCCGACAGCATCCAAGCACTCACCTCAAAGCTCAACAGTTCCGGTTCGGTAGAGGACGCCTTTGCGCTCTACCAGGCGAAACAGCGCCGGAACGCATCTCGATAAGGATTAAAGATGACCATTCCGACCAATGCCCAGACGACCTACTCGACTGTCGGCAACCGCGAAGACCTCTCCAACGAGGTCTACAAGATCTCCCCGACCGAAACCCCGTTCTTCTCCGCGATCGAGAAAATCGGCACCTCGGCCGTAAACCACGAGTGGCAGACTGTCTCGCTCGACGCTGCCAGCACCTCGAACGCCCAGCTCGAAGGCGACACCTTCGCTCTGGCCGCGCGTACCGTGACCACCCGCCTTGGCAATATCCACCAGATCAGCTCCAAGGTGTTTGGCGTGTCGCGCACCCAGCGCTCCGTCAATCCGGCCGGCCGCAAGGACGAGCTTGGTTTCCAGAAGATGCTCAAGGGCCAGGCTCTCAAGATCGACATCGACTCGATCCTGTGCGGCACCAACCAGGCCAAGAACGCCGGCAACGCCACGACCGCCCGCGTCACTGCCTCGGTCGACTCCTGGCTCAAGACCAACACCAACAAGGGTTCGGGCGGTTCCGATCCCTCGGCTGCTGACGGCACGGGCACCCGTACCGATGGCACCCAGCGTGCGTTCACGGAAGCCATGCTGAAGGACGTCCTGTCCAAGATCTGGACCGCGGGCGGCAAGCCCAACCTGATCATGGCCGGCGCCTTCAATAAGCAGGTGTTCTCGACCTTCACGGGTCGTTCGACCCCGATGGAAGAGGCGAGCTCCAAGAAGATCGTCGCTGCGGTTGACGCTTACGAGTCGGACTTCGGCCGCCTGAAGGTTGTCCCGTCGCGCAACATGCGCTCCCGCGATGTTCTGGTGCTCGAGACCGCGAAGTGGGCGGTTGGTCATCTTCCGGGCTCCTCGATGGTTGTCGAGAACCTGGCGAAGGTCAGCGATACCGATCAGGTGGCGATCGTCTCGGAATACGTGCTCGAGGCCCGCAACGAAGCGGCTTCCGGCATCATCGCCGACCTGACCACCTCGTAAGCCTCTCAACATCAACTCAATGGCGGTCCTTCGGGGCCGCCTTTTTCTTTGGAGGCTTGAATGGCTATTCCTGTTATTCGACCGAATTCCGAGGTCATGCTCGTTGAGTCAACGACCTCGATTGCGACCACTCCCGTTGCTGCCATGGCCATTGCCCCCTGCAAGGGCTGGGTTCAGCGCGTCATGGCTGCGGCCGGTGGCACCACCACGGGCACGGTTACTGTGGCTGTCGCCATCAATGGCGGTTCCGACATTGCGAACAGCACCTTGACCATCGCGGCCGGCTCAAACGCTCGAGCGGGTACTGTGGTTGAGCTTGCACTCGTTGGTGCTGGCTCGACGTCAGGCGTCTATGTCAATGAAGGCGATGCGATCACCTTCACGCCCTCGGGCGGTACGGGTTCCAGCATTCCTGGCGCGTTCGCTATTGTGATCCGGAAGTAATCAATGGCGGTCTTCCAGATCAAGGCTCCGTCGTCGCGTCCTGGCACCTCCCAGGACATCACGACGGGCGCGGCGTCTGCGACCCTGACCAATGCGTTCGGCAATGAAACGTATGCAGTGCGCCTGTCAGCAACTGCTGCGGTTCGTTATCGCGTGGTCGAGGCTGCGGGCGGGACTGCCGTGGCAACTGACACTTTGCTTCCGGCCAACTGGGTCGAGGTGATCACCGTTACTCCTGGGCAGAAGATCGCAGCCATTCAGGAGGCTGCGGCCGGCAAGCTCAACGTGACGGAAATGTCCTGATGTCTGAGATCGCAACTCAATGGTCCATCGATGAGGCCGAGAAGAAGATCGTTCTCGACCGCGTTCAGGACGTTGAGCCGCATCTTGATTACAACAAATTCCTCCAGTCGCTTCAGCAAAAGAGCGACTGGGGGCGCCACAAGGGGCATATCCCGAACATCTTCCTCGAGCAGTGGCTGAATGAGGAGTGGGAGAGGGGCAACACCCAGTTGCGGCTATTCACTCCCGAGTTTGACGCCCTGATTGACCGGAAGCTGGAAGATCCCGACTGGAAGTTTCTCCGCGTTGACACTGCAAACTCTTGGCTCGGGTTCGGTAGCTGATGACGATCTCGACCTACACCGACCTCCAGACGGCGGTCACGGAATGGCTGGCTCGCGACCAAGACGCGACGCTGATTGCACGCATCCCGACCTTTATTCAGCTTGCGGAGGCAAAGTTCAACCGCATGCTGTTCGTCCGGCAAATGGAAACGCGGGCGACGACCACGGTAGACACGGCATCAACTGAGCCTGAATTCATCTCTCTGCCCAGCGATTTCCAGTCGATGCGACGCATCAGGTTGTCCAGTGTCGAGGGCAAGCCCAACCTCATCTTCATGAGTGGCACTCAGATGGATGAGTTCCGCTATTCTGACGCAAACACGGCCGGACGCCCTTTGTATTTCACCATTTTCGGATCGGAGATGGAATTAGCGCCGACGCCGGATCAGAATTATACGATCGAGATGGTCTATCGCGTCAATGTGCCAGCGCTTGCCTCAAACTCAACGAACTGGCTGCTGACGCTCGCGCCAGATCTTTATCTGTACGGCGCGCTGCTGGAATCTGCCCCATATATCAAGGAGGACGGGCGCATTCAAACGTGGGCGCTTGGCTTTAGTTCTGCCCTAGATAGCCTCAACAATCTCGGTATGGCATCCACGTTCAATGCTGGTCCGATGAACATGCGTGTTTCTGGCGTCACCCCATGACCACCTGGACGCCCAAGACGCAGCAGGCCGAGACCTGGACGGCTACCGTCGAACCCATCCGCGTATTCGATCCCAACGTCTTTGACCGTAATCCAATCTTCGATACCGGCCCGTCAAGCGGGCTTTGGGATGTGAAGACCATTCAAGCCGAGACGTGGACGCCTGAATGACCCTGACCGTTAAGCACGCATCGCTGACCGGCGCTGCGGCTAATCCTGATGTGCTGGTGGACGGCCCGAAGTGGGACGCAAACCATACGGTCACGGGAAGTGTTGACGCCACTCAAATGCCGGCGCTAACCGGCGATGTGACGACCTCTGCGGGCGCAGTCGCTACGACGTTGGCGACCGTCAATTCCAACGTCGGCACGTTCGGCAGCGCTACGCAATCGGCTCAATTCACGGTCAACGCCAAGGGGCTTACGACCGCAGCGGCAAACGTCACGATCACGCCGGCAATCGGCAGCGTGACTGGCCTCGGTACGGGCGTTGCAACCTTCCTTGCTACACCATCTAGTGCGAACCTTCGGGCGGCTCTGACAGATGAAGTAGGAACAGGCGCCGCGTATTTTGTCGGTGGCGCATTGGGTACGCCGGCATCTGGAACGCTGACAAACTGTACTGCATTCACGCTGACGACCACGGGTTCTAGCGGAGCGGCGACATATTCAGCCGGAACGCTCAACATACCGCAATATAGCGGCGGTAGCTCCACCGTTGTCCAGCCCCAGGGACGCTTGACGCTAACGACGGGTGTTGCCATCACTACGGCGGACGTTTCGGGTTCAACAAACGTCTATTACACCCCTGCCGTAAGCCAGTTTGTCCCGATCTACAACGGCTCGTCGTTCGTGATGACGGACACGGGCGGCGAACTAACGCTTGCTCTTGACGCCACGGCTGCACATACCAACTACCACGCATCCGGCAAGAACTACGACTTTTTCATCATCAACGACAGTGGCACGATCCGCCTTGGGACTGGCCCGAAATGGGATGATGGCGCTGTCGCGGGTTCGGCCACGGCGCGCGGCACGGGAGCGGCTTCTACAGAGCTGCAGCTGCTCAAGGGCATCTGGACCAACAAGAACACGATCACCATTCGCTTTGGTTCGGCGTCGGGCAATACGGTTTCGGTGTCTGCCAACCAAGCGACCTATGTCGGCTCGGGGCGGATGACAGCGGACGGGCAGATTGAGGACTCGCAAACCAAGCGCTTCCTCTGGAATGCCTACAATCAGACGCTGCGCTCGATGCTGCGGCGCGATCCGGCACTTACGTG